CAACTGATGGATCTGGAACCTATTATAAAGTACCTTTTAAAAACTTAACAAGTGTAGCTAGTAAAGTAATTGTAGGTTTTGCTTATACTTATGATTTAACTTTACCTAAAACTTATTATAAATTAGATGATGATGGTAGAGTTTCTGATTACTCAGCTTCACTAGCTATAGCTCGTATGAAATTCTTTACTGGATTATCTGGAGAAGTAGGTTTTAAATTAAGCAGATTAGGAGCAACAGAATATACAGATGTAAATCCTGTACCAGAGGCTAACTACTACTTAGCTAATAATGTTCCATTAGCAGATCAAACAGTAGTAACTGTACCTATCCATGCTAAGAACGATGGGTTTACTCTTCGTATTTATAGCAACACACCTTTTCCAGTATCTATTAATTCAATGATGTGGGAAGGATATTATTCACCTAAATATTACCAAAGAAGATAATGACTACCGCCCAAGAGAGAGAAGATATACAGCAACAAACATTTGCTATTATTAATAAAGCAGCTGGTAAGAACCAAGACGCTGCTGAATACTTATGGATGATTGCTCGTATTACTAGAGTTATGGATGATATATATGATCAAGATCAAGTTGTTAGTAGAGATGATTTGTTAGAAGCTTTTGATTATTTATTTATTAAGCTTCCAACTAATCCATTCTTCAATCAACATAGAAGTACTTTATTATCTCAGCATATATCTATGTGGAATGCATGGATGGCTGCTAACTTAAGAGAAGATGGAGATGAGACAGATCAAATATATGCTCATGTATGGCGTGATACCCATCATGAAGTAGTACCAATAGTAGCTCTACTCACTCAAGGGTATAAGCGTATGCATTATATTTCTGAATTGATTAGACGTACATTTAAAAATAAACTAGGAGATTAACCTATGGGATGTTTAGGAGGAAACAGCGCAGCTAAAACTCAGAATAAACAGATAGAGAAAACGTATGAGTACGACACTAAAGTCTATGATTTTAACTGGGCTACTCAAGCGGATATAGATGCATCACTTGCTGATGATGATCCAGAAAAACCAGAAACGTTAAAGAATAATATTACTCAAATAGGTCAAGCTTGGCAGAAATTTGAACATCAAAAGGAAGGACAAGATATAGCAAAAGCCAATGATCAGCTGAATAAGAAGTATCAAATGGATACTCAAAATCAGGCTTGGAAACATGGTTTAGCTATACAAGAGTTCCAGTTTGACAAACAAATGGAAGCCTTCAATAAATCAGAAGAAACATTTGGTAATCAATTAGGGTTTAATGAAGCAGCAATGAAACTTGCAATGGAAAGAGAACGTCAAGTTTTAGATGAAGAATTTACAGCTGCTGCATTTGACCATCAGGAACTTGTTCAAGATTTATTTGAAGCTACTGGAGCTGCAGGATTTGATAAAGTTAGCACTAAATTAGGATTAAAAGATACAGAAGGAATGTTAGATTATCAGAAAACTGGTGCTCTAACTAAACTAAAACAAGACATGTCTGGTTCAAGGTTAGCTACGGCTAAACAGCAAATAGCCATGACTGGTAAAGCTGGATCTTCTAAGTTTAGTAAAGATATAACTGTACAAGATGCTATGACTAAAGAAGGTATGACTACCTTTGATAAGTATGCATTAGGTATAGATGTTAAAGATGCTAAAAGTAAAGCTGATTTTGAAAATGATTTAATCCGTAGAGAGATAAGCAATGCTAAAGCTAAGAATGCTTTTAATACTACAGAAGCTAATATAGAAGCTTTAAAGAAATTAGGAGCAGCTCAAGCAAGTGGTGCTGGTAGATCTAAAGGTAAACAGATTCAAATTATGCTTGCAGAAGTAGGCAGACAGAATCAATATAATGTAGAATCATTAATACGAGGAGAAAAGATAGCTGATGCTAGAGCTAAAGAAAATAGAAGAACAGCTTTAACATCAACTGCTAAGTCCAATGTTGCTTTAGATAAACTTGATTTAAGTAGTCTAGATAATCTAACTAGAACTAAACTTCAAACAGAAGAGATAGATCGTGATCTAAACATAAGTAATCAAACAGGAGATTTAGATTTAGAAGGTATTAGAAAAGGTGTCCTAAATGCAATGGAGAATACTAATCTAGATGTTAAAGAAGCTGGTCGTAAATTAGACACAGCTCGTAACAAAGCTGGATTTAGTATGAAGAAAACAGATTGGGATCTAACTAATACTGGTTCTAAGTTTAAAACAAACGTAGAGATTATAGAGAAACAATTAGAGAACGCAGCTAAAGCTTCAGCATTAAATGTAAAAGATATAACTATTGCTAAGATTGGAGCTGACATGAGAGCAGAAGCTGCACGTATGCTTAAACCTACTAGAGCACCAACAGCTCCTAAACCAATACCATTACCTGAACTAGAGTGGCAAGATCCATTGGCACCTAGCAAGCCACCAGAACCTATTAAAGGTGCTAAGGCTGATGCAGGTGGTATCACTAATGCTTTGTCTAGTGCTGCAAGTGGTATTAGTACGGGAGCTGCTGTAGCAGCTGGGTTAAAAGGTGCTGGCATGGTAGCTGCATCTGCTAATCCAATAGGTTTAGCAATAGGATTAGGAGTCGCATTATTCGGTTAATTACTAATGAAACAAAAATCTTACAAGCGACAAGTCGCACGTAAAGCCTTTGATCCTATTCAGGCTCCCGATGTCTCTACGAGGATTCTACAAGAATCTGAAAATACCGTACGCGGTATGCAAGATGTTGCAAACGCCGAGCTTAGGTACAGAGAAGAGTTTTTAAACTCACAGAAAGATACACAACGTTTACAAAAAGAATTTAGAGAAAGTAATTTTAATTTAAAAACTGAGTTTGCTGAAGCTTATCGTGATGCTGAATTGCAACACTATAAGACTAGGTTAAATGATGTTAAAACTGAAGAGTTTGAAAACGAACAGTTTAATAAATTAAAGACTTTAATACCTAAAGCTTTTAAAAACTACGTAGACTTTGAAGAAAAAAGAACAGAACGTCTTAAAGAGATTGGGGCTGAAATAGCTACTAGATGGGGTGTAACACCTCAAGAAGCCAAAGCCTTTAAGTTTGCTGGTCAAAACATTGATTGGGCTGATGCAGCTATAAATCGTGTTAAACAAAGACTAGAGAAAGGAGGAGCTGGTCCAGAAGTTTTAATGCAATTAACAAATCTAAGTGGTCGTAAGCTACTTGGAGCACAAGAATTATTGCTTAGTAATGCTGGTAAAAACCATTATCCTCAATTCCTTAACGAGAACTTACATACAAAAATACCTGGATTAAACATGTCATTAGCTGACATGGAAGGGGATGAGAAAGGTATTCATGCTTCAGACTATAGAGCTGGTATGAGGTATTGGGAAAGTAAATACATTGGTAAGTTTAAATTTGGTGAAGAAGAAGGTCAAGGTTATGATGATGCATTTATTGCCAAACATCTAAGACCATGGATGGATCAAGAGCATGATAAGCGTATGGCAGCTCAGAATACTAGAGATAATGCTGCTTATAAAACTCTTGAATTAGAAAGACAAACCAAAAACTTAGGATCTAAGATATTTGGAGACGGTGGCAAGACATCTGGTCCAGGCTTTCTTGAATGGATTAATTCTGAATCAGGAGGTGATCCAACCCAACGTGGTAGAGCACGTAGATTAGGAGCTTCTATTCTAGAAAGCATGGCTGGTACTGGTGAGCTTAATAGAGAGCAATGGAATACAATTAGAAACACTTCAGTTAAAGTTGGCAATAAAGAAGTACTACTTGGTGATCAATGGGAAGATGATTTTGTTGGTGTTGAAAAAGCTTTGAATGATAGAGTTACATTAGTAGCAGAACAGAACAGACTTAAACGTTTATCTTTTGATCAATTACAACAAACACGTGTCCTTGAAGCTAGTGCAGAAATGGGCCGTAGATTAAATGATGCTGAATTAGATCAAATTGAAAACCAATACTTAAGTGAGCCAGGTTTAGATGGTAATAATCTATATGAATTTAATGAACTTCCTGAATGGATTAATACTTATCGTAATACTGAAACCTTAGAAGTTAGCCACGCTAGAAATAGACTAAATGACATGGTTAAAAATGAACAGTTAACTATGGCTAGTTTATATGGATCACCTTGGGTTCCTAAAGAACTGTATAAAGAATTTGAAAAGAAAGCCAGAAATAACCCTTCCAAAGGAGGTGAACAAAGAAAGTCAGCACGGCAATCAGTTACAAATCAAATTAAAAGTGTAGCAAATCAATTAGTAAGAGACGATACTACAGAGCATGATGTTAATCTAATGATTGGTAAAGCTCTAGATGAGTTGACATCTAATGTTACTGACGCACTTATAGATGGTAAGTATAGTAGTGCTAATGAAGCTTGGACTGGAGAAGGTATTGAACTTACTAGAAAGATAGAAAAAGGTGGAGGAGATTATGCTGTTATTAGAGATGGTGGTGGTTTATTAGATTATGGTGCAACTGGTGGTTTTGTTTATGTAAGAGACTATAAGTATGAAGAAAATAAACAAAATGGATATCGCCTTCAAGCTGATGAGAATAAAGCTTTTATTACTTTAAAAGCAGGTACTCCAGGAGCTATAAGCCAAGACGATTATAAATCTCTCAAACAGTTAGCAATAGAAGGTAGAACTTTACCCGTATGGTTTATGAATATAACTGATAGGTATCCTAATAAAGATCCTTTAGAAGTATTGAATACCATACTTACTTATAATGGTGATAAACCTGTTGAACCTACAGGAGGAGCTAAAGCTTATTATTATGTACACCCTACCGTTAGAAGAATATTCTCTAACAAACCTTCTTTAGCTAAAACAGCTAGAGCAATGTCTATTACAACTAAACTTACTAATAAAGATATTGATTCATTTAATCCTATGTTGGATCTTATCACAAGTAAAGAAGTAATAGAAGCTGATCCTCAGTTAAAAGGGTTTGATGCTGTACTTAGTGCTAATGCTGGTGCTATGACTACTGGTAGTACACTTACTAATGGTACGCCTTTAACTGAAATGACAGTTAAAGAAATCATTAATAACCAAACTAAGCAACGAGTAGCTGCAGTAGGAGCTTATCAAATAAATCCAGGACACTTAGAATCATTAATTGAAAGAGGTTTTGTATCTGAAGATGATCTATTTGACGAGGAAACTCAACGTAACCTTGGTGCTTTGATACTTTGGGAAAAGGCTGGTTCTTTCTTCTCTGATGCTTCTGATACACCTTATGATCCTATACCAGGTTTAGGTCAAACTTGGAGTGGTTTGAAAGGTGAAGATAAAAAATTCCAAGAAGATGAACGTAATGTAATAGCAAATAAACTTAAAAAAGTTAAAGAGAATCTCAAGGCTGCAGGGTTTGACCCATTACAGTTTAGAGATGAAATTAATGATACACTGTTTACTCTTATTAAAGATCAATAATGGACGATAGAATACGAACAGTTAGACAACGTTTGGTAGATTCAGGCGTTGATGTAGATAGTCTACAAGAAAAAGAAGAGGAAGAAAGAGAAGAAATTCCTCAAGAGGAAACTTCTACCGAAACGACCTCTCAAGCTCCTACACCAGCACAGAAAGACGTTAAAGACTATAACTTAGGTGATAACGTTAAAGAAGCTTCCAAAGCTGTTGTAGCTGGTGGTATTGATTTTGTAAATAGTGTAGGTTCATTACCTAAATTATTTGATAAACGCTTTTACCAAGCAACAGATCCTAATAACCCCTACGCCTTTGATGCTCCATGGATTATCAAAAACAAACCTATCACACGAACAAGGTGGGGTAAGTTTATACAAGGTGGTGTTGAATTAGCTGGTGGTTTCGTAGGTACTGGTAAGGTCATGTGGGGCATGAAAGGGCTTAAAGGTATAGCCGCAGCTGGTAAAGCTACCAGAGTAGGTAGAGTAGCCATGGGAGCCGCCCAAGGTGCTGCCTATGATGCTATTAGTAATCAGTCTCAAGAACAAAACTTAGCTAGAGCTTTAATTGATATTAAACCTGAATGGGCTACAGTATTAGATCCTGTTGCTACTAAAGAGAATATGTCTCCAGCACTTAAGTCTATATATAATATAGGCGAAGGGTTAATGATTGGAGGTTTATTTGATGCAGCTGTAGAAGCTGGTGGATGGGGTGTTAGATCTTATTCTATTAATGCTAAGAAAGCTGCAAAGAAAAATAAGTTAATGACATCTTTGCAGAAAGCTGTAGACAAAAGTGAAGACATAGATTATACAGCTAAAGCTAGTCAAGTAGAGATTGGTGCAAAGGTTGTATATGAAAAGAGAAGAGCTAAACCTCCTAAACAAAAAAATCCAAAAGCTAAACAGTTAAAAGAACTTATAGCTAAGCGTGAAGCATCAGTTAAAGAGATGCAGAAACTTCAATCTTCCGTAGCTCAAGGAAAAGTAGATCCAATGGATAAAACATTCATGGCTGAGACGGATAAACTTTGGAAAGTACAGCGTGACCTTGATGACAAAATTCAAGATATAGAATCTTGGAAACCTAAGTATGTTAAACCATTAAAAGCTTGGGATAACCTAAGCAAAACAGAAAAGCAAGAAGCTATGGAAGCTTTTGCTAAGGAGAATGGTATTGAATGGGGAAGTGTTAGAGACATGTCTACTAGAGCCTCTAACCAAGCTAAAGCTCAAAAAGATCTTGCTGTAGAACAGTTAGAGTATGATATAGCTCAAGGTAGTCCCAGAGAAAACCCTGCTTATAATAAAACAGGAGATGCTACAGACAATCCAGCACTATCTAGTAGTGATAATCCTGTAGAAGGTATTAGAGATAATATTAAAATTAGAAATGATTTCACTCAAAAAGATGGTTCTCCTAGAGGTACGTTAACGGAAGCTCAGATCAGAAAACTTGAATATATGGCTCCAGGAACTACTATTGAAGAACTATATAAAATTGCTGAGTCATTAGGTAAAAGTCCAGCTTACTTAAATCTAGAAGGAACTGCTACTAAAGATGATTTAAAAAACATTGCTGAAGAGTTGATGAAATTTATCAATGAATCAGGACATAGTAGATTAATTGAAATACCAGGAAAAGATTTAGAAAGATGGGTATGGGAAAGTTTTGGTAGTCCTGATCAGATGGCAATTACTAAAACCCTTGATGTAACTACTTTTAACCATATACAAGTTAGAGCTGCTGATGTAATACTTGGTCAGCTACTTAAAGAGTCTAGAGATTTATCTCAAGCTGGTTTAAGTATTATGAAAGAAGTAGATCTTTCAGCCCAAGGTTCTCTTTTAGATAATGTTCTAGCACGTTATGGTGCTATAGCAAGGTTTAGAAAAGAAGCTTCAGCTACTCATTCATGGAGATTAAGAGCTTTTGGTGGTCTAGATGATTATAAAAAAGCTATGGCTAAAGCTTCTCAAGCTGCTCAAAATGAAGTTAATAACTTTAAAACTTTACTACGGACTGATATAGATGATGATTTACTTGAACAGTTCTTACATTTTACAGCTACAAGTGGTGGTAAATCTCAAACTTGGGTAGACTTTGATGCATTCTTTAAACGAAAGTTAAGAGGATACAAAGGAGCAGATGGTTATCAGCGTAATGCTGTCTTAAATGAAATGGCAACTATGGGTGTTAACTCCATGTTGTCTGGTCCTAAGACTCCAGTAAGAGCTTTAGTTGGTACTGGACTAGGTACTGTTATGAGGCCAGTAGCTACTGTAGTAGGAGCTTTAGGTAAAGGGAATGATAGAGTATTACGTGGTGCATATCAATCTTTAGGTGCAATGGTAGAAGCAAGGAATGAAGCTTGGGCTAAGGCCGTTGCTGATTTCAAAGGCTATCAAATGCATGAAGAAGGTTGGAGAGGTTTTACACAGCAAAAAGCAGATACTGAATGGAATGCCATGATGAAATACATGGATACCTATGGTACTGTTGGTGATAAAGCACAAGCAAAAGTAGCTGATTCTCTTAGGAATATTAATAAACTACCTTTCCTAAGCTATGGACCTCGTATAATGAAGTCTATGGATGTCTTCTTTTCTCAAATAATAGCAAGAGCAAGACAAAGACAATTAGCTTTTGATGATGTATATTCTCGTACTATAGATTCTGGTAAAGTTGTGTCTGATACTGATTTAGATAATATGGTCAGACAAGCTGAAAAGGAATTTGAAGGAAGAGTATTCTCTGCTGATGGTCAAATTACAGATGAGATGGCTATCTTTGCTGGTAATGAAGCTAAGCTTACACAAGAGTTAACTGGCTTTGCAAAGGCAATGGATAAAGCTTTTTCAGAAATGCCGTTCTTACGTCCTTACTTTTTGTTTGCTAGGACGGGTGTTAATGCTCTAATGATGACAACCAAGTACACTCCTCTTTTAAATAGAGTTTTAAAAGAAAACTCAGACATTATGTCTAAGGCTTGGGATGATCCTGAGATGCTTCAGTATGGTATTAAGAGCCAAGCTGATCTAGAAATAGCTCAATCCGTAGCTCAAGGTAGAATAGCCATAGGATATGGTGTTACAGCTACTGCTGCGTGGATGGCATTGAATGGTGATATCACTGGTAATGGTCCTCCAGATAGACAGTTAAAGAATACTTGGATGCAAAACAAATGGCAACCTAGATCCTTTAGAATAGGAGATGTTTATATTAGTTATGAAGCATTAGAACCTTTTAATTCATTCTTTAGTTTAGCAGCAGATATTGCTGATTCTCAAAAAGTAATGGGTGATGAATGGGCTGGTAATTGGTATGGTAAGATGGCTTACATGATTAGTGCTAATGTTACTAATAAAACATTCTTAGCTGGTTTAATGCAGATGCAAGATTTGTTAACCAGTCAAGGTGGTGATTTTCCTAGAGCAATGGCTAATCTAGCTAATAACCAAGTACCTTTATCAGGTATGAGGAATGAAATAGGTAAAGTACTATCTCCAGGAATGAGAGAATTAGAATCTGGATTCTGGCAAAGTGTAGGTAATAGAAACCTATGGGCTGATGTTGTAACTCCAGGAGAAATGCTACCATATAGATATGATATATTAGATGGTAGTAAACTTAAAGATTGGAATCCTATAGTACGTCTAGTCAATGCTGTAATACCTATTAGTTTAAATGTAGGTACGAATGAAACTAGAGAGATGCTATTTAGAAGTGGTTTGAATTTAAAGCAAACCTTTAATACTGGTCCTAAAGGTGAATCTTTAGAAGGATACCCAGATCTTAAATCTAAGTATCAATTCTTTATGGGTCAACAGAATATTGAAAAACAATTAGAAAAACTGTTACTAAAGAATACCAGTATTCGAGATTCTATTTTTAAGATGGAAAGAGATAGAGATAGAGGTGATGTCTTTGAAGCTGCTAATACAGTTCATGGTAAAGTTATAACTGGAATATTTAAAACAGCTAAAGAGAATGCTTGGAAGATGCTTATTGCAGATCCAGAATACGGAGGTAAAGCACAACGCTTAAACTTTGTTCATCAACTACAAGTCATAGGAAACAAGAAAAGAAGAAAGGGAGATTATGAGGGAGCAAAAACAATAAGTGATAAAATTAAAAAAATAGAAAAACTGCCCTACAAGTAAACCACCTATAATTTATACATAGCGTAAATGGCTGTAACACAACAGAATTACACAGGGAATGGTTCTACAACGAACTATTCATTTACATTTCCATATTTAGCAGAGACAGACGTTGGTGTTAAAATCAACGGTACAACTCAAGCTACAACTACATACTCTTTCGCCAACGCTACAACAATATCAATGAACACAGCTCCAGCTAATGGAGCTACTGTCATCATTTTTAGGAACACTAATAACGATGCTAAGAAAGCAACGTTCTACCCAGGTTCGGCAATTAAAGCGGAAGACTTAAATAACGATTTTGACCAGATTCTATATACAGCTCAAGAGATTGACAACAATGCGTTAGATACCCTTGGTGGTAATCTAATGAAAGCAAATTTGAATGCTGGTAATTATAAGCTTATTAATGTAGCTGCTCCAACTGCAACTACTGATGGAGCTAATAAGACATATGTAGATTCAACAATAGATTCAAAAATAGATACAGCTTTAACTACTGATGTTATCGGTGGTCAAAGTATAACAATTACAGATAATTCACCAGGCTCAGGACAGATTACTGCTAGTGTTACAGCTGGTAGTATTAGAGGAACAGAGTTAGCTGGAGACGCAGTTGATGGTACTAAGATAGCTGATGACTCTATAGATTCAGAACACATAGCTGCAGGGTCAGTTGACTTAGAACACATGTCAGCTAATTCTGTGGACAGTGATCAATATGTAGACGGAAGTATTGATTTAATACACATGTCAGCTAACTCGGTTGACAGTGATCAGTATATAGATGGAAGTATTGATAGAGTACACCTATCAGCTGATATTATTGATGGTACTAAAATTGCAGACAATGCTGTTAGTGCTGAACACATAGCTGCTAACTCAGTAGGTGATTCTGAAATCATAGCTGGATCTTTAGATAATAGGTACTACACAGAAACAGAATTAGATGCTGGTCAATTAGACAATAGATACTACACAGAAACAGAGCTTAATGCTGGTCAACTAGACAACAGATATTTTACAGAGACTGAATTAACAGGAGGTGCTTTAGACGGAAGATATTTTACAGAAACTGAAGCAGATGCTCGTTACTTTAATATAAGTAGTGGAGACACTATTAAAGATGGTGACACCTTCCCAGACAATGACACAACCATAGCTACAACTGCTGCTATCAATGACAGAATTATTGACCTAGTAGATGACGTAGGTGGTTTCGTACCAATAGCCAATGAAACATCTTTTCCTAACGCTAACCCTGACGTTAATAACGGGGCTGGAACTC